TGTGCATCGATTATAGAGGGTTGTTACTTTAAGTCAATAGGCACTTACATTTTTTTTCTGTAAATTTACATGGTTTTTTACACGTTAATAGGTACATTTGGAAAGTTTAAGTTATTGAAATCGTTAATGTTATATTACTAATAGTACTAAATTTACATTATTATCGTTAGGGATGAATATCTTATGTAGTGTGCGCGAGCTGGAGTGCTTTAAGCCTATATAGTTTAGGCTTAAAGCATATAGCTAGTGTGTGTATAGCTCTGAAGATATCCACTTGCTACGATAATTATGTAAATTTAGCACCTTTAGCACTATAACCTTAAGGATTTCAACGACTTAAACTTTCCAAACGTACTTATTATTCTGTAAAAAATAATGTAAATTTACATTTTTTTTCTGTAACATTCAAAAAACTGAATATGTTTCATGCACAATAGTGCACTGCTTTAGCCCTCCTGGAGGGCCGAATATGCCCAACTACTTTAAGCTTAAAGTAGTTGGGCATATTCGCACCCCCCAAAATGTATATATAAGGTTTATCGGCACCAATCCCCAAAACCGTAGTCCGACACCTCGACCTGGCGTCTATAGGGCATTAATCTTGTAGAGCAGCCATGGCGTCGCACACGCTACCCCCACCACCTACATTGCCCAGGTACCGATCGTGGCGTAGAGAGGCGCACAGCTCGTTGTATGATCATGGTGGGCATTGGGTAATGGTTTCGGTGCTGATTCGGTGGGTTCAGTTTTGAGGTTATAGGGCTTTTGGGGTAACCTGGAGGCCATTGGGCGAAGGGGGTACCCGACCCTGGCGACCCCGGATTTAATTTATATACCGTGCCCGACACACGATGGCCGAAAATTACAGACTTCAAACTTTAGATATATACTTTGGGTAATGCTATGAAAATTTTGCAAAAAATTTGAGGCTGTGGTATAAGCATCCAATGATTAAGGTAATCGCATCAATCCTAACGCCCGTAGTCCTTATCGTCGGCGCGTTCTTCACACTCCAGGCCAAGGTGGAGGCGCAGGCAACGGCACAACAGATTGCCAACAAGAGCTTGCAGGCCCAAGTCAACGAGCTTAAAGACAGTGATGACAAGCTTGACCAGATACAGGATGAGCTTAAGCTCTACAACGCAGGCAATAAGGTGGAGCTCAGGGCCATCCGTGAGGCCCTGCAGCGTCTACTCCAACGCCAATAGCCGTAACCCTATGACTGCGGGTAATAACACACTCATGAGCGGGACCTTATACTCGCACCACAGCGAAGCCCCGACGCCGTGGACCTGGCCGAACTTCACCCCCAAGGAGCTGAGTTCCCGGAACAACCAGTATTATCACCACCCACCCACCCTTGAGTTGATCCAGAGGGCCCGCGACTATCTCAAAAAACCCTTGACCATTAACTCGGCGCATCGAGACCCACTACACAACATAGCCGTGGGTGGCGCCCCGAGATCCGCACACCTGTTCATAGCCCTTGACGTATCCACCCGCAACCACGACCCCTACACCGTCTACCAGGCACTCCTACGCTCAGGCTTTACAACCTTCGGGTACTACGAGTCATTTTTACACGTCGACGTACGGCCCCACAGACGATGGTATGGCGACCGTAAGGCCCGCGCCATGTGGGAGCCGATACTGTTACAATAGTCGATACTGGCGGTAATTAGACTTATCGCCAGTACCTAATCAATCAACAATGAGGGTATTGATATGACTACAAAGAATTGTACCGTAGATGGTTGCCAAGGGGCATACCACGCCAAGGGTTTCTGCTCTCAGCACCTGCATCGCATGGAACGATATGGTGACCCCTGTGCCACACCGTTAAAACCTAAGCGATCCGAATTTGCGATACATCGTGAGTTGTTTAATCGTGTCGCGACAGGGGAAATGAAAACAGACAGGTGCATATTGTGGACTGGCAAGCTGACGAGTGAGCGTTATGGGGTGATTAGTTTCGGCGATAGAACGCGGAAGGTGCACGCATGGATGTTGGCAATGACACAAGGAGAGCCCATCACGCCCACCCTTGAGGCCGCGCATAGTTGTGATGTAAGGCATTGCATCAACCCTCGGCACCTAAGTTGGAAAACAAAGCAGGCCAATGTGGACGATAAACAGAAAACAGAATCGGCGGCTAAGAAGTTAACCTCAACGGCGGCGCGAGAGATATACACGGCCCATGGCAGTCATCGGGGTGTGGGTAAGCTCTACGGCGTTTCGCAATCGACAGTTAGTAGTATAAAGTCAGGCGACCTTTGGGCATGGGCTACAGGACACAAGGACACACACGACTATGAGCTTTGTTGACACGGTAGGTTCGCTTCTCGCATCGGGAGGGGTCACAGGTATTATATCGGGGGGACTCGGCATATTTGGAAAGCTACGATCGGAGAAGTTGACGAACGAGCAGGAAGCCCGTAGATGGAAATACGAAATTCTCATGACGCGGGAAGAGGCCGCTCATGAGACAATGCTTGCTGATAAGGAACTCCTCATATCCAAACAGGTCGGTAGCGATGCCCAACGACTGGCGGCGATTGAGTCGCAGTCAGGGCTGTCAGCCCTGGTGACTCATACGTGGGTCAATGATGTCAGGGCGCTGCACAGACCCGTACTGACGTACGTCCTTGTGCTGTTTGCGGCCTACATGCACTCAGTGTCATCGCCCGACACCACGGAGCAACAAATGCTACTCACGGTGTTTGTGACCAATGCCGCCGCGAGTGCGGTCAGTTTCTGGTTTGGTGAGCGACTGGCGACATCGGCTAAGGCGTGACACCGATGACCAACACCAACACCAACATCCCAACCCTACACACGCCATCCAAAGCCCTGATCCGTCAAGCCCAGGCCCAACAGCATCGGATTGACAGATTCGTGCAGCGGGTCGACATCGCTATTCGTACCGTCCGTACACAGTCAATTGAACGTCGCTCCAACAGGTGATACCCTTGGGCTAAAGGATATCCCAACCCATGGCTAATAAGCCGAGCACCCTCTACCAGTTATGGCAAGAGTTAGGTACGAACATACAACTGCTCGCCCTCTCCGGCGTTGCCGGCGCGTTCGTGATGGCGATCCTGGCGCCCGAGGGCAAACTCACCAGGCGAATGGCCCGTGGTGCTGTGGGTATTTTAAGTGCCGTATTCCTGGGGGCCCCGTTAGCCGAGTACATACACTCCGTATTCCCGCCCGATATGCACGAGGCCTACGGATACCTGGCTTGCGGGTTTATAATGGGATCTGGGGGCGAGGCCGCAGTCTCACGGTTGCAGAGAAAGCTCTATGGACACACTACTGATACTTAACAACATTACATCGATCCTCATCCTGGGTTCCCTATTCAATCTGGTGCATGGGGTCCTTGCTCGCCCACGCAGGCACTGCCTGGCCTTGGGGGTGTCACTGGCGGGGTTCGCCATGACGGTTATATTCCTGATGGTTGCGCGACATGTCCCACCCCTGCAGGGATCTGTCGACGCCGTGGCGCTGAGCGGTAAGGTGTGGATATCGGCTGTTTTCCTGGTGTGGTCATTCGGTGCCGGAGCTCTTACACACCGACCATGAATAACCCGACACTCGAAATATTGGTCCAAGAGCTATTGGCACCGACCCAGGAGCTCATGCCCTCATCGCCCCAGGGCATGATCGATGAGCTGCGAGGGGACATCAACAAGATCATCGACCCGAAGCTTAAAGCCGTGCTCGATGAGGTGGAGACGATAGCCTTCGCCAACATTGCCGACCTCTATGAGTCCTACACCTGTCTTGAGGCCGTAAGCGTTGACCCCGTCACCAGTGAGCCCGTGCTCGCACCCGTCACACGCGTACAGGTCAAGGACCTGACAGCCCTGCCACGCAGCATCACGGCGGCCATCAAGTCCATACGGATCGATGGGCATAAGGTTGACATCCAGATGCACGACAAGCTCATCGCCCAGGAGAAACTGATGAAGCACTACGGTGCCTACGAGAAGGACCACGAGCAGGCCAACGCCTCCAACGACAAGCTGCTCGACATGTTGTTCTCGGGGGCCGAGGCCCAAGGCCTTCAGACGCCGCTGAGCAACGATGCGTAACCAGAACCCCGACGCCCAGTACTACGACCAGCGAGGTGGTGAGAGCTTTAGGCACGAGGGGGAAAAGATCGAGCCATCGCGTGCGAAGCACGTGGCGATGGACAAGATCAGCGACAGGATGTGGCGTCTTGACAACCTCTACAGCATCGTTGACAAGGACGGCGGGCACGTCCCTTTTAAGCTTCGGCCCATCCAGCGTCACTTCATCCAGAACCTTTGGTACAGGAATTTAATTCTGAAAAGTCGTCAGCACGGAATGACGACCCTGATCGAGATATGGCAGTTAGACAACGCCCTGTTCGTACCTAATTACAAGGGAATAGTTATCGCCCATAAGATGGATGAGGCGGCCACCATATTAAAGACCAAGGTGGAGTTCCCGTACTCCAACTTACCGCAAGAGATCCTGTCCCGTGTGGGGATCGTCTCTCTGAACAAGTCCCTTGTGGAGTTCAGCAACGGCTCAAGCATCAGGGTCATGACCTCGGGACGATCGGGTAACGCAAATTCCCTACACGTCTCGGAGTACGGCTATACATCGAAACACCGACCGGACGTGGCCGAGGAGATACGCTTGGGCTCGTTCCCCGCCGTGCCCAAGACCGGATTCATCATCATCGAGTCCACCGCTGACGGGGCAGGTGGTGACTTCCATGACATGTGCATAACAGCCATGAACGCCAAGCGCGAGGGTAAAAAGCTGACCCCGTTGGACTTTAAGTTCTTCTTCTACGCCTGGTTCGAGAACCCGGACGACGCCCTCAGCCCCGAGGACGCCGCCATGGTCACCGTCAGGCCCGAGACCCAGACCTACCTTGACGGGCTTGAGGTCACCATCGGCTACACCCTGAGCCTGGAGCAACGCGCCTGGTACGCCACCATGGCCGAGAAGTACGAGGACAAGGTCAAACAGGAGTATCCCTCAACCCCCGAGGAGGCCTTCGAGAACTCGGGCACCGGTAACTACTACCTGCGCCAGATGAAGGACGCCCGCGAGGACAACAGGCTCATCCCTGGCATCCCGATAGCTAACACGCCGGTCACCACGTACTGGGACATTGGCGTCAACGACCCAGCGTGCTGCTGGTTCATCCAGCGGGTGGGTCCCTGGTACCACGTGCTTGGTTACTACGAGGCGACAGACGAGGGCATGGAGACTCACATCCCCGAGGCCAAGACGATCGCCCACTCGTCCGGGTTCTACCTCTCGGACGAGTGGGTGGGGCCACACGACATGATCCAACGCTCGAAGGGTCAGGCCATCACCTTGCAAAAGGAATGCGCCAAGTACGGGGCGAAGTTCACCACGGTCCCCCGCGTCAAGCAGAAGATACTCAGCATCCAGGCCTCGCGCCGGATGCTTGACCAATGCAAGTTCGACACCAAGGGGCCTAACATGGAGCTCGGTATTGCGCGACTGGACACGTACCGCAAGCAGTGGAACAAGCAGATGCAGGTCTGGTCCGATCACCCGCGTAAGGACATGGCGGGGCACGGGGCCGATGCGTTCCAGTGCTTTGCGATGCACGTGGAGAGAGGGTACGATGAGTCACGAGGCCCACAAGCCCAACAAGACCCAAGGACGCAGGCCCAGGCCCAACCCTTCGGCCCCACACCCCAACCGGGCAGACAGAACACCATGAGAGCGTACACGTGAAGGAGATAACCGATGCGATGGCCCAAGCCCTGAGTCACTTCGCCGACAAGGACCACCCAGCCCTAAGGGAGCGGCCCTTGAGCCAGCACCTTGTGGCCAAGACTGGCATCTCGGTACATTACCGATCAACTCACCCCCATGTCCCGAGGATCGCGTTCATGGCGACCATCAACCACGGCACGATGTACGAGGACTCGAAGCTTATCTGCATCGACTTCGACCTGGACCAGTTGAACAAGCACGGCGAGGAGTACGTGAAGGGGACCTTTGTGCAAGTGGCTAAGGCCCTTGAGATGTTCGCCGAGGCCGATCGGGCTCGGGAAGATAGGATTTTAACCTTACATTGAGCATGAAAACACCCAAAGACGTAAGGGACGAGATTGAGAACTACGAGTACACGCTCGACACCTATAGTCCTCCGCTAAGTCCGACACCCAATCGCCATAAGCCCACCAAAGCTCAGAAGAAGGCCACTAAGCGTGCGCGTGGTACACTGGCCCCATTACCATAGGGTACCCATCAGATGCAAGGTCTAGCTGAAACAACGGAACTACTCGACGCCGCAGCCCAAGGCCCAAGGCCCGCTGATCAAGTCTCGTTGGCAGATCAGGAGCCTCACTTCAAGACACGCCTCGCAGGGGTCATAGCCTCCTCATGGCAGAAGAACCGTGACAACAAGATACGTGTTGAGCACAACGCCCTGGAGTGTCTGCGTGAGAGGAAGGGGGAGTACGGCCCCGAGGAGTTGGCCCTGATCCAGAGTCAGGGTGGCTCGGACATCTACATGAAGGTGGCGACGGGGAAGATTCGAGCAGGTGTGGCTCACATCAAGTCCGTCCTGTTGCCCTCGGGTTCTGCCAAGCCCCACGGGCTTAAGCCCACACCCATAACCGATGTGCCCGAGTTCATGCAGGACAGGATTCTTCGCAGGATCATCGACAACCCGGACATGGTTGACGCTCAGGGCCAGCCTATTGACCCTGAGGACCAGTTAGACCTCCTCCTTGCCATGAGTCGGCGTGAGTTCGAGAAGATGGCTAAGCGGGCCTCTGAGGCGATGGAGAACAAGATTGAGGACCAACTGGTCGAGGGCGGCTACTACCGTGCGATGTCAGACTTCATCGAGAGCTTCTGTACCTACCCGGCAGCGTTCATGAAGGGTCCCTACTTCGCCAACGAGCCGACGCTTAAGTACGCGGTCACCGCCGAGGGCATAGCGCCGGTGTCGGGGATCGAGACCAACATCAAGTTCCGAACGATAAACTTCTTCGATGCCTACCCAGCACCCGGTGTGAGCTCGGTGCAAAAGGGTGACTTCATTGAACGCCTGCGACTCACCAAGCGTGATCTGTACCGCATGAAGGGGATGCCGGGCTACGACGATGACGCGATCGATGCGGTGATGGCGCAGGACAATCACGGTGGCCTTGAGCACTGGCTATGGACCGATGCCCAACGCAAACAGATAGCGGATCACAGCTACTTCTGGTACCAGAGCTCAACCGACATCGACGGGCTCCACTGGTACGGCTCGGCCCAGGGGGTTGATCTACTGGAGTGGGGGATGGACCCGGATATGATCGGTGACCCGCTGGACTTCTACGACGTGGACGCCATCAAGATCGGCCACGAGGTGGTCAAGGCGTCCCTGAACACTGACCCCAAGTACCGGCGCCCCATCCACTCAGCGTGCTACGAGCGGATCGAGGGCTCTGTGTTCGGCAACTCCGTGCCGATGCTCATGCGCTCAACCCTGAGGATGATCAATGCAACTGCCCGTGCCCTACAGAACAATCAGGCTCACTCGTCAGGCTTTCAGGTCGAGGTTAACCACAAGCGGATCTCTAACGAGACCCAGGTACACGATATATTCCCGTTCAAGGTGTGGCAGACGACAGAGTCGGAGGTGGCAACCAACGGGGCCAAGGCTGTAAACTTCTTCCAGCCCCAGTCTAATGCCGCAGAGCTTGTCGCAACGATCGACAGGTTCCTCCAGGTGGCCGACAGCGACACAGGTATCCCCTCGGTGCTCCAGGGCGGTCAGGGGCCTACAGAGGGCTCAGGAGCCACGGCCAAGGGCACAGGCTACCTACTCAGTAACGCCGCCAAGCTGCTGCGCTACTCGATCGGCAACATCGACGAGGACGTGGCGGTGCCGCTGCTTGAGATGATGTTCGATCACAACATGCTCTACGATGCAGACCCCGCCATCAAGTGGGACTCCAAGGTGGTGGCTAAGGGGGCTAACGAGATGCTGCAACGTGAGACCTCACGCCAAGAGCACATGGCGATGCTTGAGATCACCAACAACCCGGCAGACATGGCCGTGATCAAGGCTCGTGGGCGTGCTTACCTGCTCAAGAAGACACTGGACTCGTTCGAGAACATCGATGCCGATCAGGTCATCCCCTCGGGCGAGGAGTTCGAGCTGATGGTGCAGGCCCTTGAGAACCAGCCCGAGCCGCCTAACCCCGACATAATCAAGATCGAGGCCATGGCCCAGATCGAGGCTCAGAAGATTGAGCTTGACGGTGCCCGCCTTGACCTTGATGAGAAGTTGCACGGCGATAAGATCACCGCCGATCGTGTGCTTAAGACCATGGAGTTGGCCACGCGGGAGAAGGTCTCGGAGGACGACATGGAGAAGACCCTCCAGAACGAGATCGTCAAGCTGCGAGCCACCCGCATGAGCGAGCGTGAGAGGTTGCAGATGGATGTGAAGCTTGCCCAGCTCAAGGCCAATCAGGCCGCTAAGCTCAAAGTCCTTGAGATCAAGGAGGCACGACGTGGCGAGACCCAGGGTGAGGACGTGGCGAGCATCGTGAACGAGGCCGTTGCGCCACTGGTTGAGGAGATTGAGCAGGCCATGGACAAGCTAGAGGGCTTCATGGAGGCGCAGAGACTGATGGGCAAGGGTGGTGTATAGTGGAGACGGACCTTGAACTGTTACTAAAATCAATGACCCCTCACACCCGAGGCCGATTGATCAAGTACATAGAAGGTGAGCGACAGGCCAAGCTTGAATCGCTCATGATGTTACCAGACGAGATTAATGTGAGGCGTGCGCAGGGCGCAGCCTTGGAGTTACAGAATTTGGCGAAGCAATTCGCCGAGTAAGTGGTTCGACGACAGACCGGCTCCACCCCCCTCACTAACCATGAGCGGACCCCCTGGAGCGACACGGCGTTGCGAATAACGGGCACCTTGCCCCAACCCCCGACAGATGCGCACCCTACAGCCAGTTGGTTGCTGGACAGTAGCCCGTTTGCATCACGGCTTGAAACGAGAAACATACATGCCAGCACCAAAACACGTAGGCGAACAGGCAGATATTGCCCGTAAGCACATGGCCCGTCCTCCAGTGGAGGTCCCCGAGCCTGATCCAGCAGAACCTAAGCCCGATCGTATCGATCCGACCGACTATAAGGCGCGATTCTCGCTCCTATTAAACTCTCGGGACGTACGCTACGACCAGGCGCAAGAACAAGTCCAACGCTTAACGGCGGAGAATGCAGAGCTACAGGGGCGAATAGCTGTTCTACAGCCACCCCCGGCAGAGCAAACACCGTATCAGATGAGTGAGGACGATCGCGAGACTCTGGGTGAGACAGGGGCAAGCGTTGTTGACAGTATCACCAAGCACACCGAGGCAAGGCTTGCTGCCATAGAGGCGGATCGCAAGGCTGAGGCTGACCTTAAGTACGCCAACTTTATGAGGGCGATAGACCGACGCTTAGGGGACAATTGGCGAGACGTTAACAACGACCCGTTGTTCAAGACCTGGCTTGACGGCACTGATGAGCAGCTAAAGGTTGTTCGTCAAACGCTGTTGGACCGGGGCCAGGAGAATTTCGATGTTGAGCTTATAGGATCTGTATTTGATCAATACGCAAGTGAGGTTGCTGACACGAGCACTCACCCTAACGCAAGTCCTGACCCCGAGGTCCGTTCGACCGAGGCCACCGGCGATGTCTATGAGGAGTACTTCACCAAGCGCGAGCTCAGTGATGCGATCTCCGAGCAGACGACAATGGTGCGTAGGCGTCAGACTAGCGGCCCTGAATGGGACGCGGTTATGGAGAGACGAGTTAGAATTGATGATGCCATTAAGCATGGACGAATCCTTGCCTAAGAGCATCGTTGCCCAAACGAGTAATTTCTCATGGCTTTGATGTTACGTAGTGCTACAGGGGCGCCGGGTGGTGGACAATATCCATCCTACGCGTCCGACTCGACCTCTGGGTTTATTCCCCAGGTATGGTCCTCATTGCTCACTGAGCAGTTCTGGCCTAACACCGTTATCGGTGATATCGCCAACACGAACTGGGAAGGCGAGATTAAAGGGTATGGTGACTCGGTTGTTATCCGTGTTGCACCGTACATCACCGTCACAGATCACACCGTTGGTGCTGACATCTGGGACGATTACGAAGTGCCGGAAGGTGAGAACATCTTGCTGGAGATCAACAAGGCGAAGAAGTTCGCTGTTCAGTTGGATGATATCGATATCCTGCAATCTGATCTTGATCTGCAGGGTGAGTTCACTCAGAACGCAGGCCATAGCATGGCGACCGAGATCGATCGGGCTATTCTGGTTGATATTCAAGACGATGCTGCAGCTGAGAACAAAGGTGCGACAGCGGGTGCAATCTCTGCCGCGTACAACATGGGAACACCGGGCGCACCTCGCGTGTTAGCGGCGGCCTCTATTGTACGTTTCGTGCTTGAGGTTGGTGTTGTTCTTGATGAGCAGGACGTGCCTCGTGATATGGGCTCGCGCTTTATTATATTGCCGCAGACCATGATCATGGAGTTGAAGGACTCTGATCTGAAACGTGTTGATGTCACTGGTGACAGCGAGTCAACTCTTCGTAACGGTAAGGTTGGTCGTATCGATGATATGACTATCTTCAGCTCTAACCTGTTGCCACGTACCGGTGTTGTTACATCGGTGTTCGCGGGTCACAAGTCAGCGTTGACCTTTGCATCCCAGGTTGATCCTCATACGCTTGAGTACATGCCGAACCCACGTAAGTTCGGCAAGCTCATGAGGGGTATGGCAGTTTATGGTAATCAGACTGTGAAGCCTGACGCCATGGTTAACGCCTACGTTTCACTGTAGTTTTAACGATGGGCCAAGGTTTCTTGGTCCATCACTCTGGATGAAATTATGAGCACTAACACAAAGCCGTTACCACTAACTATCAACGATTGGGTGGCGGCTGATGTTGCCGCTAACTTCACGATCTATAACCCCGCCCCACACGAGGCGCTGGTTGTGGCGTCCACCACTAAACCGGTGTCTCTGGCCGGAGCCGCAACACTTCATGTGCGAGGTTCCATGGAGATGATTGGCGGCGAGCAGCATTGGTTCTACACCCAAGCCAATAACCACGTACTGTCCTACACCACGGGCGTCTAATGTTTAACTCTCGACTCAATCGCAAACAGCTAACGGCCTCTAAGCTAAACCGATCGGGATTAACCGAGAGTGGCGGCGTCGAGAGGGTTATCTACGGTGGATCGGCTGACGTATTCGCGTTCACCGTTGATACGACGAAAGCTGGTAGCGCCAGTGGTACTTTCATTATTCCGTCTGCTAATTCCGATTACACGTATAGCTGGGCAGAAGTGGGTGGTGCATTAAGAACTGGTGGGCCCACTGATGCAACGCAAGCAGATCAGCCGGTGGTCACAGGTGTTGATGGGTTAGTCAATTTTTACATTGATCAAGGCACTGGTACTTTTAATGATTTTAGATTTGCTGATGCAGGCGACAAGGCCAAGATTATCTCCCATGAGCAGTGGGGAACTGCTGTTTGGAATGGGTTAAACGCTGCATTTCGTGGATGCACTAATTTAACGGTGACTAGCGTTGTAGATAGCCCTGATTTATCTGCTGTTACTAATATATCTTTCATGTTCCTTGGTGCAACTTCT